TGCGCTGGCCGAAAGGCCGCCCGGAGACGGCCGAGTATCACTGCGAGGGCTGCGACACGCCCATCGCGGAGCATCACCAGACGGCGATGCTGGAAGCGGGCGAATGGCGGGCGACGGCCACCGCCGCCGATCCGACCACGGTCGGGTATCACCTCTCCGCACTCTATTCGCCGATCGGCTGGCTGAGCTGGGAGCGGATCGTGCGGGCTTGGGACGCGGCTCAGGGGTCGGACGAGGCGATCAAGGCGTTCCGCAACACCATCCTCGGCGAGACATGGGTCGAGACCGGAGAAGCGCCCGACTGGCAGCGGCTCTACGACCGTCGCGAGCGCTGGACCTCCGGCACCGTGCCTGCGGGCGGGCTGTTCCTGACCGCCGGGGCCGACGTCCAGAAGGATCGGATCGAAGTCGATATCTGGGCTTGGGGGCGTGGGCTCGAAAGCTGGCTCGTCGATCACGTCGTCATCGAGGGCGGGCCCGACCGGTATGACGCCTGGTCGGAGCTGACCGCGCTGCTCGATCGGTCCTGGCCGCACGAGCGGGGGGCGCATCTGCGGATCGCGCGACTCGCCATCGACACGGGCTACGAGGCCCCGGCGGTCTATTCCTGGTCGCGGGCGCAAGGCTTCGCGCAGGTGTCGCCGGTGAAGGGCGTCGAGGGGTTCAATCGCTCGAGCCCCGTGTCGGGCCCGACCTTCGTCGACGCGACCGAGGGCGGCAAACGCCTGCGGCGCGGGGCGCGGCTCTGGACCGTGGCGGTCTCGACCTTCAAGGCCGAGACCTACCGCTTCCTGCGACTGGCGCGCCCGACCGATGAGGACATGGCCGGCGGGGCGGCGTTCCCGCCCGGGTCGGTGCATCTGCCGCATTGGGTTGAGAACGAATGGCTGAAGCAGTTCGTGGCCGAGCAGCTGGTGACGGTGCGCACGAAACGCGGCTTCGCCCGGCTGGAATGGCAGAAGCTGCGCGAGCGCAACGAGGCGCTGGACTGCCGGGTCTATGCCCGCGCCGCCGCCTGGATCGCGGGCGCGGACCGCTGGCCCGACGAGAAATGGCGCGACCTCGAGGATCAGCTCGGGGCGGCCCCCACCGACACCGATCCCGCGGGGCAGATCAACCGGCCGGGACAGGCCCCGCAGGGCAAACGCCGCTCCGACTGGCTCGGGCGGCGCGGAGGATGGTTCTAGACATGACCGACTGGACGGAAACCGAGCTCTCGGCGTTGCGCCGCGCCTATGCCAGCGGCACGACCCGGGTCAGCTATGACGGCAAGTCGGTCGATTACGGCTCGGCCGAGGACCTGCTCGCCCGCATCCGCACCATCGAGCGCGCCATCGCGGGCGTCAGCCGACCGCTGCCGGTCGCCGGGCTGGCGGGCTTCTCGCGCGGAGATCGGTGATGTCGGCGACCTGGTTCGACCACGCCATCGCCACGGTGGCACCGCGCATGGCGGCGCGGCGCGTGCTGGCGCGTCAGGCATTCGAGACCCTGACGCGCGGCTACGACGGGGCCGCGCGCGGGCGGCGGACCGAGGGCTGGCGCGCGCCGGGATCCTCGGCCGATACCGAGATCGGCGTCGCCGGGGCGCTGCTGCGCGACCGGATGCGCGATCTGGTGCGCAACAACCCGCACGCGGCGAAGGCTGTGGCGGTGCTGGTCAACAACATCATCGGCGCGGGGATCATGCCGCGCGCCGCCAGCGGCGACGACAAGCTCGATCGGAAGGTCGATGCCCTGTTCGAACGCTGGACGGCGGAGTGCGATTCCGACGGCCAGCTCGACTTCTACGGGCTGCAGACGCTGATCTGCCGGGAGATGGTCGAGGCGGGCGAGGTGCTGGTGCGCCGCCGCCTGCGGCGCGCGAGCGATGGCCTGCCAGTGCCGCTGCAACTGCAGGTGCTGGAGGCCGACTTCCTCGACGCCACGAAATCCGGCGCCCTCGGCGCAGGACGTCTTGTGCAGGGGATCGAGTTCGACCCGGTCGGCAAGCGCCGCGCCTACTGGCTGCATGCCGAGCACCCGGGCGACGCCTATGGCGCATTACAGAATGGATTGCAGAGCCGCCCGGTCCCGGCCAGCGAGATCGCCCATGTCTACGAGAAGCAGCGCACGCAGGCGCGTGGCGTCCCCTGGGGCGCGCCGGTGATCCGCAGCTTGCGCGATCTCGACGATTACGAGGTGGCCGAACTGGTCCGCAAGAAGACCGAGGCCTGCGTCACCGCCATCGTCTTCGGTGACGACGAGGCCCAGCAGGGTATCGCGCCCTCGGTGGTCGACGCCGATGGCAACCGGGTCGAGCAGTTCGAGCCGGGGCTGATCGCCTATGCGCGCGGCGGCAAGGACATCCGCTTCAACCAGCCCTCAGCCACCGGCGGCTACGGCGAATACAAGCGCGCCAGCCTGCACACGATCTCGGCCGGGTTCCGGGTGCCTTACGAGTTGCTGACCGGCGATCTCAGCCAGGTCAACTATTCCTCGATCCGGGCCGGGCTCGTCGAGTTCCGCCGCCAGATCGATGCGGTGCAGTGGCAGCTCTTCATTCCGATGTTCTGCGCCCCGGTCTGGCGGTGGTTCACGGAAGCGGCATGGGCGGCGGGGCAGATCCCGTCGCCGAGCGTGCCGGTCGAATGGTCGCCGCCGAAGTTCGAGGCGGTCGATCCGCAGAAGGACGCGATGGCGAACCTGCTGTCGATCCGCTCGGGCACCATGACGCTGGCCGAGGTGATCGCGAAACAGGGCCGCAACCCCGACGCGGTGCTGGCCGAGATCGCCGCAACCAACGCCAAGCTCGACGCGCTGGGGCTGGTGCTCGACAGCGATCCGCGGCGCGTCACCAAGACCGGCAGCGCGCAGAGCAACGATGCGGCCGCCGATCCGACAAACGATCCGGCCGACGACGATCCGGCCGCCGACGCGGACAATGACCCGGCGCAGGCCGACCAACAGGACTGACCCTCATGGACACGATGATCGAACTGCCGGCCATGCGCCGGTCGGCGGAGCTTGCGCCGAACACGGCCGATGCCGACAGCCGCACCGTCGAGGTGGTCTGGTCGGCCGGGGCCCGCGTCCGGCGCGCGACCTTCTTCGGCGAGCCCTATGACGAGGAACTGAGCCTCGACCCCGCCCATGTCCGGCTCGACCGGCTGAACGCGGGGGCGCCGTTCCTGAAGGTGCACGAGCTCGACACGCTCGATGCGGTCATCGGCTCGGTCGTGCCGGGCTCGGCCCGGATCGAGAACGGCCGCGGCATCGCGCTGGTGCGGATCAGCGAGCGCGCCGATGTCGAGCCGATCTGGCGCGACATCCAGGCCGGGCATATCCGCGCGGTCTCCATCGGCTACCAGGTCCACCGCTTCGAGGTCTCGAAACCCGAAGCCGCCCGCGAACTCTGGCGCGCAGTGGACTGGACGCCGTTCGAGGTCTCCGCCGTCGCGGTCGGCGCCGACCCCGCCGCTGGCTTCCGCGCCCAGCATCCCCTTCATGACTGCGTCCTCCACCGCCGGGACGCCCCCACAGAGCAAGGAGCATCCCCGATGACCGACAAGACCCCGGCGAGCGACGCCGCCACCTCCGCCATCCCCCAGCCGACCGAGCCGGTCGAAACCGAGGACACCGCCATGACCGAGCCGAAACCGGCTGCGCCCGACCCGAAGGTCGCCGCAGTGGAAACCCGCACGCAGCCGAAACTTCAGAATACCGACGCCTCCGCCGCGCCCGACACCGAGGCTGTCGCGACCCGCGCCCGCGAGGCCGAGCGCGACCGCGTCTCCACCATCTACGATCTGGCCGGGCGGCTGAACCTCGAGCGCGGCTTCGCCGAGGACCTGGTCAAGCGCGGCGTCAGCGTCGACGAGTCCCGCCGCCTGATCCTCGATCAGGTCGCCGCCAAGTCCGACGAGACCCGGACCTTCCCCCATGTCTCCGTCCCCCTCGGCGGCCGGGACGAGCGCATCACCCGCCGCGACGCCGTGGCGAACGCGCTGCTGCACCGCTACAGCCCGACGCTGTTCCAGCTGGAGGACGCCGCGCGCCAGTATCGCGGAATGACGCTGCTGGAACTGGCCCGCGAAAGCCTCGGCAATGCCGGGGTCAACACGCGGGGCCTGTCGCGCGACGAGGTGGCGACGCGGGCCCTGCACTCGACCTCGGACTTCCCCGAGATCCTCTCGGCAGTCACCAACAAGACCCTGCGGCAGGCCTACGAGGCCTATCCCCGCACCTTCATGCTGTTCTGCCGCCAGGTGCTCGCCACCGACTTCAAGGCCATGCACCGGGTCCAGCTCGGCGAAGCGCCGCAACTGCTGGAGGTCGGCGAAAGCGGCGAGTTCAAGCGCGGCACGCTCGGGGAGAGCAAGGAGAGCTACAAGGTCAAGACCTATGGCCGGGTGGTCGCGATCACCCGCCAGACGCTGATCAACGACGATCTCGACGCCTTCACCCGCATCCCCGCGATGTACGGCAACTCCATCGCCCAGCTGGAGTCGGACGTGGTCTGGGGCATCATCACCGCCAACCCGGCGATGGCCGACGGCAACGCGCTGTTCCATACCACCCACAAGAACCTCGCGGGGACCGGCGCGGCGCTCGATGTCGGCAGCGTCGGTGCGGCGCGTGCCGCCATGGCCAAGCAGACCGGTCTCGACAAGAAGACGGTGCTGAACGTCCGGCCCGCCTTCCTGATCGTGCCGGCCTCGCTGGAACTGAAAGCCGAGCAGCTTGTGGCTCAGAACCTCGTGCCCGCCGCGACGTCCAGCGTCGTGCCGCAATCGATCCGGACGCTCGCGCCCATCAGCGAGCCCCGGCTCGACGCCGCCAGCGAGACCGCCTGGTATCTGGCCGCCAGCCCGAACCAGATCGACACCATCGAGTACGCCTATCTCGAGGGTCAGCAGGGCGCCTACATCGAGACCCGCAACGGCTTCGACGTCGACGGCGTCGAGATCAAGTGCCGCCTCGACTTCGGCGCCAAGGCCATCGACTGGCGGGGTCTCTACAAGAACCCGGGTGCGTAACCCGCACCCCATCCTGAACCCTGACACACGGGCGGCCCTTGCGCCGCCCGTTCCCATTTCCGCGAAAGGAACGCGCGATGAAAACCTACGTCCAGCCCGGCAACACCATCACCCTGACCGCGCCCTATGCCGTCGCCTCCGGTGATGGCCTGCTCGTCGGCTCCATCTTCGGCATCGCCGCAGGCGCGGCCGCCATCGCCGAGCCCGTCGAGGCTGCGCTCGTCGGCGTCTTCGACCTCACCAAGGTTGGCTCGCAGGCCTGGACCGTCGGCGCCAAGGTCTATTGGGACGACGCGAACAAGCGCTGCACCACGGTCGCCACCGACAACACTCTCGTCGGCGTTGCCGTCGAGGCGGTGGCGAGCGGCGCGGGCGACACCATCGGCCGGGTGCGCCTGAACGCGGCCTTCTGATGAGCGCCTTCGCCGCCGCCGTCGGCGCGCTCTTCGCCGATCCGAACGTCGGTCGGGACGCGGTCTACATTGCCGACGGCGGCGCGCCCGTGCTGGTGCGCGCCGTCGCCCGACGCGCCGACGCGATCAGCGACTTCGGCGATGCCCGGCTCTGGTCCGAGACCACGCGGATCGACCTGCGTGTCGCCGAGGTGGCGAACCCGCGCCCCGGCGACCGCATCGAAATCGAGGGCGACGCCTTCCTCATTCAGGGCGAGCCCGTCCGCGACCGCGAGCGGCTGGTCTGGACCGTCGATCTGAGGCCCGCGTGAAACTGAAGCTCGACATCGATCCCGACATCGTCGCGATGATGGCGGCCGAGGTCGCGGCGGGCGAACGCGCCGTCACCGCCGCCATGCGCGAGGCCGGGACCGGGCTGAAGGCCGCGTGGCGCTTGCAGATCACCGGCGCGGGGCTCGGCACACGGCTGGCCAATTCGATCCGGAGCCAGAACTTCCCGAGGTCGGGCGAGAGCCTCGACGCCGCAGCATTGGTCTGGTCCAAAGCTCCGGTCATCGTCGGCGCGCATGACACGGGGCCGCTGATCCGCTCGAAGAACGGGTTCTGGCTGGCGATCCCGCTGCCCGCCGCAGGCAAGTCGCTGCGCGGCGGCAGGATCACGCCCGGCGAATGGGAACGGCGACGCGGGCTGCGCCTACGCTTCGTCTATCGGCGGACGGGGCCGAGCCTGCTGGTGGCAGAGGGCAGGCTGAACACCAAGGGCCAGGCGGTGGTGTCGCGCTCGAAGACCGGGCGCGGCAAGGTCACCGCGCCGATCTTCCTGCTGGTGCCGCAGGTGAAGCTGCCGAAGCGGCTGGACCTGGCGCGGGACGCGGACAGGGCGTTGGACGGTGTGCCGGGGCTGATCGTGGCGAATTGGGTGGACGGGCGGATCTAACCGCCCGTCTCAGCAAGTTTCACTGCCACTTCAGTGAATACGTGCAGCTGGGGTTGCAGCTATCTCTCCCCCGGCGTCAATGATGGCTTCCTGTAGAAGTTCGTGAAGGCGGTTCAAGAAAAGGCGAGCATCGGCACTCATTGCAGCACTGATCCTCGGCGCTGCGTTCTCGTGGATAGTCTCAATGGTACGGGCACGCAGCGTCGCGGAGCCCGGCCCGCTGTGATCGAATGCATCCCGCCAACCTGCAACTTGGTCGTCAGTGAGGCGACTTTTAGTGAGGTCGTAGAGCCTTCCGAAGACAGCCCGCCTGATCCGGTCCAGTGCCAGTTCGCGCTCTTCTTCGTCAGAGGGTAGTCGCGTCCATCCAGACGGGCGGTCTAACCACTTCGAAGCCTCCTCCTGCAGCCGCGCGAGGAGGTCTGCGACAGGGGTGAGATTATCGTATTCATCTGCCCAACGAGAAGCGAGCCTGCGACTGAGTGCCTTAATGCGTGTCCAGTGCTCCTTCGAGATGCCGTCGTGATAGGCGAGACCTAGCCTTGCCCGCCAAGGATCTCTGAACGCATCGATTGCGTCGTGCATCGCGATTTCGAGCCCCTTGAGGTCGTAGACCGGGCTGCAATCTGTTTCTTCCGCGGGAGAGGACGCTGCCTGCATCATCTCGATCAACTGCACCAATTGGCGCTTGAAGCCGCCGGGAAGCCTCAAGGTGGGTTTGTCCAGCCCGCCCAAGAAGACGGAGTTCGCGTCCACCTGACGTTCGATGGCACCGGCTACGCCAGCACCGACGATGTCTCTCAGGCTGGCCACTGCGTTCCCGACTGAACCGAGAACGTGGTCCCGCTTCTGATCGAATGAGCCCAGATTGGCACCCTTGACCTGATCGAAATGCGTGAACGCGATGGCCAGCTTGTCGGCGAAGCCCGAACTTCCGACGGCGCGCAGCAGTGCCAAGGGCGCCGCCTGCATTGGCTGCTGCGCGTTGTCGACCAGCAAGATCATGTCCACCTTCGCAAACTTGTTGGTGACGCGCGTCGAGACCGACGAAACGCTACTGGCCGTGTGCCCAAGACCCTGACCATCTAGGAGGACAAGCTTCAACTCGGCGGTATCGTCGCCCAGATCAGGGTAAAGGGGGCCCTGAACCCTGATCCCGTCGACAAGTGGTGTCAGCAATCGACCAAACTGCTTGTGATGGTTGCTCGAAAACCAGCGAACAGCGGCGAGGAATTCGTCACGGTCGGGACAGCTGAATGTCCAGATTATCGGCCAGTCGGTTGCCGAGCGCTCGGTGTTTCCGGCGTCAATTTTGGCAAAGCGATCTGCCACCTCATCCATGATGTCGAGGGCAAGGCTTGAGAATTTGGGGTTTCGGAAGGCCTCGACCCCGAAAAGCTCAAGCCAAGTCGCGCGGTCGTCCGCGGTCTTCTGGTCCTTGAGCTTCCCGAGAGACGCTTCGAACGTTGCCCCTGTTTCCTTGCTCAACTCCTTGATGGCGGACACGAAGCCAGCAAGCCGCTCCCGATGTTGCGCGACTTCTTCCGACGATACGGCCTCCTCGTCATCAACCGCAGCTTCTGCAATCACGTCGTCTTCAAAGGAGAAATCATCATCGTCGCTTTCGACAGAAGTCCTCCAGGCACCGAGAATGTAGGATAGACGAAAGCGTTGCTCGCGATGCTCCAGCAGGGCAGCAGCGATCTTTGCGTCTGGCTTTCCCTGAATCGCTTCTAGGCATGCTTCCTCCAGGCACTCATCTATGTGTGCTCGAACTTCGTGCTCCGGCATGAAGGTGACGGCAGCCGAGAAATCGCCAGGAGAGGCAACAATCTCGATGTCGGCAGTTGTGGTCTTGGCTGTCGAAGTCGATGGAAAGCGGTCTTTCTCTGGATCCGAGCCAATGATGTGCCGCAAGAGAGTCGTCTTTCCCGCCCCGGTCGTACCCAAGAAGAGAATGGTGCCGTAGCCGTCATCCCGAGTCGGCAAAGGGATCACGTCGGAGCGTCTTTCCTCAGCATCGTGCGCCACCACCTCTATGCCGTCGAAAAACGCCGATACCACGACTGGGTCGAAACGAAGTTCTGCGTCGTTGCGGCGATCGCCACTCCACCACGATTCATCGTGGAGAAGTTCGTTAAGTTGTCCCACCAAGAGATCGGCGGCAGCATCATCTGAGGTGCCAAGGCCCTTCCGGACCTTGAGGCCCCACTCACCACGACTGTCGGTGCGAACCGGGTGTCGGAAAGTGACGCTCCAACCGGGACGGTTCGATCTTGACTTGGATGCCGTAAATCTGCGCTCTGACATGATGTTGTTCTCCGTTGTTCTAGACCCTTCTAGGGGCTGGCACGAGGCGCGTCAATCCGATTCGGAACAACGCAGAACAACGAAAGCCCGTCTCGCCTATGCCCACCTTCCGCGAAACCATCCTCGCCGCGCTGCATGCGCGGCTCTCGGCGCTGCCCGCCACGGCCCTGCGCGGCGAGGTGCTGCCCGAGCGCGTATCAGCGGAGGGCCTGCTGATCTTGCGCGATGGCGAACCGGGCGAGCCCGAGGTGACGCTGTCGCCGCTGGCCTATCACTACCAGCACCTCGCCGAGATCGAGGCTGTCGTGCAGGGCGCCAACCGTGACGCCGCCTTCGACACGTTGACCGCCAGCATCGGTGCGGCGCTCGCCGCCGACCGCACGCTGGGCGGGCTCTGCGACTGGGTCGAGGCGGAAGCGCCACGGCCCGTCGATCTGCCCGTCGAGGGCGCGGCCAGCCTGAAGGCCGCAGTGATCCCGGTGGTGCTGCACTATTCCACGGCCGACCAGCTGGCCTGACCCCGACAACCCGAGGAGAACACCATGGCACGAGCCCAGGGGGCGCGGGCGCTGATGGCGCTTGCGTTCGAGACGACCTATGGAACGCCGCCCGTGAGCGGCTTCACCCGCATGCCCTTCGCCAGCACGTCGCTCGGCGCGGAGCAGCCGCTGCTGAACTCGGAACTGCTGGGCTACGGCCGCGATCCGCTGGCGCCGATCAAGGACGCGGTGACGGCGGACGGCGACGTCGTCGTGCCGCTCGACGCCGAGGCTTTCGGCTTCTGGCTGAAGGCGG